AGAACTATGTCGGGCTCGAGGAGTTCAAGACGACACTGACGCTGGCCGCCGAGACGTTCGCCGATGCGGACATCACGATCGCATTGTCAGCCGCCAGCCGGGGTATCGACGAGGCATGCGGAAGACGCTTCTACGCTGACGCGGATGCAGCGCAGGTGCGCTACTACTCGCCTCATCGCTCCGACTACGTGCAGGTAGACGATCTCGTCACCGTCACCTCGCTGAAGACGGATCCGGGCGGGGACGGCACGTTCGAGGAGACGTGGACGCTGAACACGGACTACACCCGCGAGCCCTTGAATGCGGTTGCCGACGGTGAACCGTGGACGCTCCTGCGGGCGCACCCCACGGGGAGCTTCTACTTCCCCTCGGGCTACCCGCGCTCGGTGGAGCTCACCGGCAAGTTCGGCTGGAATGCAGTTCCTTCCGCGATCCGGCAGGCGACGACCATCTCTGCTCATCGGCTTCTGAAACGAGCGAGAGAGGTTCCGTTCGGGATCGCGGGGATCGGCCTGGACGGTTCGGCAATCCGCATCGTTAGTTCTGACCCGGATGTTCAGGCTTTAATCGCCCCGTTCTCGCGCGCTGTCCTCGTGGCGTAGATGGGATGCCCCAGTATGGAGCAGGCGCTTACGGATCGGGCATTTACGGCGACTCGCCATTGGATGAGATCGTCGTGGCGATGATGGCGGCGATTCGCGAGGGGCTGAGAAAGAATCTTTCCTCGATCTCGGGAACGCAGGTATCTGCGTACATGCTCGCGGCGCCTACTCCTCCGGCGATCCACATCGTCCCTCCCGCGATCGAGTACCACCAGGCCATGCAGAACGGCTTCGACGAGCTGACGTTTACGGTGCAGGCGTTCGTCGCCCTGGGCACGGACATCGGCGCGCAGAAGCGGCTCGACGAGATGCGCGAGCCGTCGGGAGTGGGATCTATCAAGGCGGCGCTGGAGGCCGATCGAACTCTCGGTGGGGTGATCAAGGATCTCATCGTCCGCGCTTCTCCTGAGCCACAGGTGCTGACGCTCGAAGGAGGGCGGCAGCTTCTTAGTTGCGATTTCGAGGTCACCGTCTGGGATTAGGCCGATAGGCGACGCGATGGCGAAGAAGCGCTACCGCGTCGTAGGTGAGCTTCCCGTAGCCGGTGCGCAGCCCGGCGAGGAGTTCGAGGCCGATCTCTCTGTTGAGCAGGAAGAGTCGCTCATCGCCTCGGGTGCCATCGCACTTGCATTCGACAAAGCGAAGGAGAAGTAGATGGCGATTTTCAACGGCCGCGATTACTCAGTTGTCTATAACGCCGTCGACATTTCGAATCGTGTTCGCACGATTCGCGTCAGTCAGAACGCCGAGGACCTGGACGGGACCGCGATGGGGGCTCTAAGTCGTGCTCATGTGCCAGGGTTGCGCGACGATCGCATCGAGCTCGAGCTCTTCCAGGATCACGCGGCTGGATCCGTTGATGCCACGTTCTCGGCACAGATTGGCGTGGCTGCCGGTGTACTTACGACTATCAAGCCAACGTCCGCGGCGGTATCTGCAACGAACCCAAAATACGAGGGAACGATGGTTCTCCTTGATTATTCGCCAGCCGATGTTGAGGTTGGGAATCTGTCGATGGTGCCTATCACGCTTGTGCCGGCACCAGGCTCGCAGATCACGCGTTCGACGGTCTAATGGCGGCGGGGACGACCGTCAAGGTCCGAGGACTGCGAGACTTCATGCGGGCAACGGCTAAGGCTGAGGCGGGCACGAAGAAGGTTGTTCGCGAGAAGCTGAAAGAGGCTGCTGACATCGTGCGCGTGGAAGCCTCCGCGCGTTTCGCTCCCATCTCTGCGAAGTCGGCGGCGGGGTATCGAACACGAGCACGAATGACCGGGGCCTTCGTCGAGCAGTCGCTTCGCAAGACGACTCGCAAGCATCCGGAGTACGGCCGCTTTCAGATGAGGCGTGCTCTCGAGCCGGCGCTAGAGGCCAAGTCGCACGAGGTAGAGAAGCGGCTTGAGAAAGCCGTCGACGAACTCGCCGACACGATGGAGGGATGAGCTTTGCCTGACCAAGACGGCGTAGAAATCTACAAGCGCTTTTACCCCTGGCCGGAGAGTTTCCGCCTCGGCGATCCCGTGCTTGTGAAGGAAGTCACGGGGATGCGCTGGCCGGACTTCGCGCAGGCACTCGACGAGATGGATCCTGAGGAGACGCCCGATCAGGTGGTCTTAGCCGGGCTAATCGCCGTCGCCTACTGGCAGGGCAACCCACAGATGAGCCGCGACAAGGTGCGACGCACGCTCGAGCGAATCCCGATGGAGGCATTCGAGATCGTCGAGGGAGACGAGGGCGTCGCAGAGGATGATGCCAGCCCCCCGGCCGAGGGTGGCGAGAAGCCGCCGACGACGCCATCCTCGTCGAGCGATACAGCAGAGGCCTCGAGCTCGGACGCCACGAGCCCGAACGGTTCTGGGACATCTGGATCGCCCAGCACTTCCCCGGAATCACTCCCCGCGTAATGGACGAGATCACGATCGGGCAATACATCGCCATGCACCGCTCGCTCGAGAAGAGGCGATAGATGGCACGCAAAATCTCGGTTGAGATCATCGGAGACTCAGCGTCACTAGAGCGCGCTTTCAAGCGCTCGGGTTCGGCAGCTGACAGCTTCTCCGCGAAGATCAACTCAGGCACGCGGAGCATCGCCAAAGGCGCATTCGTTGCCGGTGCCGCGCTCTCCACGCTCGCCGTCACGGTCGGCGTCAAGAGTGTGCAGGCTGCCTCGAACCTCGGCGAGCAGATCAACAAGGTCGGCGTCGTCTTCGGAAAAAGCGCCGCTTCGATCAAAGCATGGGCCACCACAACTGCTGCATCCATCGGGATCTCCAACCGCGCAGCTTTGGAAGCTGCCGGCACCTTCGGGAACATGCTTGTGCCGATGGGCTTCGCGCGCTCGGAAGCTGCGGGGATGTCCAAGCGCATGATTCAACTGGCAGCGGACATGGCGTCTTTCAACAACGCGAGTCCCGAAGAGACACTCGATGCTCTGCGCGCGGGGTTGGCCGGCGAGACCGAACCGCTTCGACGCTTCGGGATCTTCCTGAATCAGGACCGCATCGCCGCCGAGGCACTGAGCAAGGGCATCGTCAAGACAACGAAGGACACGACCAAGATCAAGGTCGCCACCCTCGCCGTCGACAAGGCGATGCGCGATCACACCAAGACGATCAAGAAGTACGGCGCCGGCTCGCGGGAGGCGAACGAGTCACAGGTTGAGATGGAGGTGGCTCAGGACAGGCTGACCAAGGCGCTCAAGGGAACCACGCCGAAGCTGACTGCGCAGGAGAAGGCGATGGCTACCTACTCGGTCATTATGAAGGACACCGCCGACACGCAGGGCGACTTCAACCGGACTTCAGGAAGCCTGCCCAATCTGCTGCGCTCGATTCGCGCATCGGTCGAGGATCTCTCCGCTGCCTTCGGCGAAGGTCTCTTGCCGGTGGTGCAGAAGGTCGCGAAGAACCTTCAGCAGAATCTCGCTGATCCGGCCTTTCGTGAGCGCATTCGCGCGCTCGGGAAGATCGTCGGGCAGACGCTATTCAAGGCGTTCGAGGCGATCAGCAAATGGTTTTCGCAGAACTGGGACGGAATCAAGAGCGCGTTCAGAACGGGTGCCGACCTGGCCGGTAAGGTGGCAAAGGCTGCTCAGGGGATCTTCGACAAGCTCAAGATGGTCTCATCTGTGACGCCTGGGGGATCAGGGACGCTGCTTGGTGTCATCCTGACGGGTGCGCTTGCTGTGAAACTCGCGCAGATCGCAGGAAGCCTGAAGCTCATTCAGACGCGCCTGATGTTGCTTCGCGCAACACCTTGGGTAATCGCCATCAGCCTTGTGCTACTAAATCGCGATGCAATCGACAAGTGGGTAAAGGGCAAGCTCGGACGCTTCTATGGCGGCGGCAGCGGAGACTTGACGACACCAGAGGGTTGGAAGCGAGCGCCCAAGTGGGTACGCGAGGAACACCTGAAGAGGGGCGGGAAGATCCCGCGGCCGATGGCGCCCTACGGGGGTCCCCGAGCCCATGGCGGATCGGTGATGCCAGGGGTCTCATATACGGTCGGTGAGCGAGGCCGCGAGACTTTCGTCCCATCGGTTCCAGGGCACATCATCCCCAACGGAGGCGGGATCATCGTCGTTCCTGTCTATCTCGATGGACGCGAGATCGCGCGAGTCGTCACTGACCATCAGCAGCGCTTCGCCAAGCACGGCACCTCCCAGACTCGGGGCTTCCAGGCAGGCCTAAACCTCGGACTCGGCTAACTGCCGATAGGCGCACGAGATGCCGAATCCCTACACGACTCCGCTCGTTGTCGCTGTAGCGGACGGAGCGCAGATTCTCAACACCACGACCGAGACCGCGATCATTCCGGCCTATGGATTCAGTGCGAATGACCCACGGATCTACCAAGGGGCAAGCTTTACTGAGCGCTGCTGGTTCGACATCTCGAACGTAGTAACGACGCCGGGAACGGTGACGTTCAGGGTGAAGCATGGAACGACAGTCTTGGCATCCTCTGGCGCGATCGCGATGGATACCACCGCTCGCTCGAACTTCTCAGGGCGTATCGAATACGATCTGACGGTCCGCTCGATTGGCTCCGCGGGCTCGGCATTTTGTCAAGGACTCGTCATTTTGGGCAACGTGCCGGTAGGCGCGGCAGCCGATCCGCAAGGGCTCTACTTCATGGGCTCGGCAGGGGAGCAGGTGCCGGCAGTGGTGGGCTCGCTCGACTTCACGGCTGCCTGGAATCTCTCCGTCACCGCGCAATTCTCTGTCGCGACCGCGACGACTCAGCTCACGAATCATCTCAGGATCCTGAAAGCCAATTCGACGTAACGCCATGCCTGCGCCGTTTCCGATTCTCGGCGGGGTAGGCGGACCTCCTGTCGATCCGGGACGGCTGCCAGTAACGGTTACGAGCGGCGGATCTACAGGAGGCAGTGTGGGCGGACTCACCCCCCACTCCATCCGTGCCGGCGTGAACATCGCCTTCGGCTCCCCGCACAATGCCGAGGCTCCCCTCTGGCAGTTGCTCAACGATCTCGGTCCGACATGATGTTTGGACGTACTGTAATGCGAGCGGCCCTGCAGAGCCGCTCGCTGACCGC